CCTGGGCAAGTTATGGATAGTGATTCAGTATGGGAAATGATGGAAAATGGAGTATCAAGTGATGAAATCATTGATGCCATTTACGATACAGAAGGTAAGTTATCACTAGAATCACAATACAAGAAAAATAAAAGAAAAGAAAAATAATGGATTACAAGTTCACAGACGATTGGTTTTCACATAATATTCCTGTTTGGGATAAGTTATTAGATGTTCACATCAATCAAAACAACAGAGAGATAAATAGTGTTCTAGAAATAGGGTGTTATGAAGGTAAAGCATCAACTTACTTAGCTGAAAAATGGTTAAAAAAGGGAACCAAATACCAAGTAGTAGATACATTTGGAGGTAGTGAAAGTGAGAGTGGAATGTCTCACGTAATGGAAGAACTAGAAAACACAGATTACATCTATAATAACTTCGTTCACAATGTAAATCAACATCCAGATATTGAATGGAATGTATTAAGGGGTGTATCACAAATGGCACTACCAATATTGTGGGGACAAGGTAATACTTACGATTTCATTTATGTAGATGCTTCACACAAAAGTGATGATACATTTGTTGATGCTTGGTTCGCACACAGAATGTTGAATGAAGGTGGTATTTTAATATTCGACGATATGTTATGGAAGGATAAGGAAAATCAAGATTTAAACCATTCACCTCAGTTCGGTATAGAGGCATTCGTTGAACTAAATGCTGTATATTATAACTTATTATTCTCAGGTTATCAACTTGGACTATACAGATTAAGTAATGAAGAAGTGCTTAAGAAAGTAGAAATGGCAAAACAACAAGCACTACAGGAGAAATGGGGTAGTGGAAATGGTGTTGGTGGACAAACTATCAAAGGCACGTTTGGGTAATGAGAGTAGTAGAAACAATACATTCACAAAAACAATATTTTCTAGTATTCAAGGGAATGGATATTGTTGGTAAGTTTGAAACAAGAGAAGAAGCAGAAAAATACATTAAGGAGAATGAAAACGTGTAGTAGATGTAAAAACGATTATCCAGCTACAACTGAATATTTTTATAAGCAAGGAGATGGTTTAAACTGCTATTGTAAACCTTGTAGACGAAAGTATAATAATAAATGGGGTAAAACCGATAAAGGAAAAGTTAATAACCTAAAACACGTATTAAAAACACGTGCTAAAGAAGGTTCAGGTGTATATGGATTATTTGATGGTGAGTTATGTTTGTATATTGGAGAAAGTCGTTTATTAAAACGTAGAGAATGGGAACACAACCAGTATATGAAAAAACCACATAGACTACATAAACAACTATATTACAACTTACAACAACATCCTAACATTGAGTTTCGCATATTAAAGAAAACTAAAAGGCATAAGGAAGAAGAGGGATATTATATTGATATATATAAACCATTGTATAACTCCCTTTTAGTAAATAAGGATATATAAAAGACATATAAATGGCAGGTAAAAAACTCCCACATAGCGTCGTAGATGAAAGAGTAAATAAGTGCTACGACTTAAGATACAAAACAAATGAAACGTTTACTCACGTAAACTGGATTGCTTATTGCCACGAAAACTATGGTGATAAGAGTGAACAGCAGTATACTGATTATTGGATGAAAGCATCTAACCTTTATAAGGAATATTGGCGTGAAAAACTCGATTCACATATCAATCCAGCGGTAGATAGAATGATTGAGTTATTAGCTAGTGATGATGAAAAAGTAGCCCAAAAAGCAGTAGAACAAATAATGAAATATTCTGGTAATGAAATCCAAAAAATAGATTTAGATGCTAGGGTAAATGTTATTGATGTTCGATTTAGTGAATAATGAGAGTCAACTTATTTAAACCATATGATGCCCAAAAGGAGTTCATAGATAAGTTTGCTGATAGTAAACATCTATTTGGTGTGCTAGTATCACCTCGTGGTGGTGGTAAAACATTATTGTCGGTTAATCTTGCGTTATATTGGGTTTTACAACATAGTAATACGAAGTTAGGATACATTACACCGATTTACTCGCTTGGTAAAGAGACATTCGATACTATACAACGTAATACAACTGACTTAATCGAGTCAAGTAATAAAGCAGACTTGACAATCAAGTTTATAAATGGTTCTACTATAAAGTTTTTATCTGCGGATAGGGCTGATTCGGTAAGGGGATTTAGATTTCATTATCTTATATTAGATGAGGTAGCTTACATTAATAAAGAAGCAATCGAAAATGCTATTATACCAACACTAAACCCTAATGGACGTAAGTGTTTAATGATTAGCACACCTAGAGGTAAAAATCATTTTTATGAATATTACTTAAGGGGACAACAAGATAATGATGATTACATTTCACACAGAATACCATTAACTGAATGTCCATATGTGAAACAAGAACTAATAGATGAGGCACGTAAATCATTACCAGCAGAAGTATTTAAAGCAGAATACAATGCCGAGTTTACAGATAGCACTAACGATGTGTTCCAAAATCTAGAAACAAATACAATACTAAATGAATGGACACCACCTAATAGAACAGATAAATACTTTGGAGGAATCGATACAGGATTATCTAACGACTATTCTGTCCTCACAATCATCAACGAATCAGGGAGAGTTGTTTATATTGACAGGGTTAATAATCAATCACTTGAGGATATATCGAGACGTTTTATCACAAAACTTAGAGAATACAATGTGGTGGGATGTTTCGTTGAATCAAATGGGATTGGTGAGGGTATGTCTCAACTAATAAAGAAAGAAATACGTGGTGCTAAATCATTCTATTCGTCTCAGGATAGTAAAATGACAGCAGTTAGAACATTAATGACTGATTTGGATTCAGGTGTTATTGAACTACCTACTAAAGAGTTTTTCCCACATCTATACAATGAACTAAGTTCATACACATACAAATATAGTGCTAACGGAAAAATAAGTTTTACTCACCCTAAAGGTATGAATGATGATTGTTGTGATTCACTTTGGTTAGCTAATAGTGCTAGAAACGATTTAAAACGTTCTGGACAAAATGCCCTTAGGATTGGAAGTTTAAGATAAGTTAAGGAAAGCCGACGAGTAATCGCCGGCTTCCTATTTAGAGAGAGTATATGGAGAACATAGTTCTAGAACGATAATATTTTAGAGTCTAGAGTATCCCAAAATGATATTATATTGTATATGAAAGAGATTGAGATTAAACTACCTAACTATTTGACGCTTAAGCATTATAAAGCGTTAGATAAAGTGTATAGTTTGGAGAACAACCTTCAAACGCTACATACCATTGCTTCCATTTTAGATTTGCCTATAGACGAGGTAAAACGTTGGAGTATGAATGATATAACCAATATATGGAAATCAATAAACGAGATATTAGAAGAAAGCGGTAAACCTGAGTTCTACCCTATTATTGAGTTTAATGGTATCAAATATGGTTTCCAGCCAATGTCTAAAATGTCATTGGGTGAATACATTGACATTGACAACTTAGTAAAGGACAAACTAGCAAATGTAGAACAAATATTGTCTATATTGTATCGTCCTATTAAATCCCATAGCATAAAAGGGATTACATTTAAAACTAAATCGTCATTAAAACTGATATTCACTAAGGATAAAGTAGAACATCTATTCCCATACTATGAAGTTGAGGAATACGATAACGAGAAACGTAAACTACAAGCTGAAACATTTAGCGATTTTCCAGCATCAGTAGGTTTAGGTGCCTTAGCTTTTTTTTTAGGAGTAGGCAATCTGTCATTAGCAGATTCCCTAACCTCTACCCTCCCGAACTCGAAAAAGCAGACGAAGCAGATGATGAGGAAAGAGATATCAGCTTACAAGAACATTATGGGTGGTTCTACACGCTATATGAGTTGGGAAAGTCTCCCATCTTATCAGTTGGGGGAGAAAACAACATTCTCTCTTTAAACACCATATACGTTTTGAACTATTTATCTATGATGAAAGATATTGAGAGTGAGAAACAGAAACAACTACGAGAACAACAACGAGTAAATAAAATAAAATAACTATGGAAAATGAATCAGTAAAAGGACAATACGTTGCCCCTAAAAAATCAACCAAACCACCTAAGGATACTAGAACAGAACTAGAGAAAAAGGTGATTGGAATGTCTCCGCAGTTCAATGTAAACCAAATCGCTTCGATGTTGATGATTCCATCACGTCAAGTAAAAGAAATATTAAATAAATAATGGCATCTAACTATCGTTCATTTAAGCAAGTCGTAGACTTATTCGAATCAGCTTGTGATATCAACTTAGTTGTTAACACATTTAAGTTTGGCACTATTGATAAACTAGATTCATCATTACAGAACGTAGAATACCCATATGTGTTTTTACGTCCAATGTCATCTGCTGGTTTACAACAAGATGCTAATGGTATTAGTGCTGGAACAAGACAACTTCAGTTTGAGTTATACTCATTAGACATTCCTAAACTAACCGAAAGTGATTATCTAGGAGTAATGGGTGATACAGAACAAACAATATATGATTTAATATCGTATTTTAATCTTGGTGATTACCAGCAAGAGACTTTTGTTAACCTAGTTAATATTACTCCAGTGAACGAGGCATTTAACGATAGAGTTTACGGATGGACAGCATTGATTACTTACAATGAAAATGGTGTTTACAACTATTGTGATTATCCTAAACAATAATGGCTGATTTAGTTGCTATATTAGAAGGTGATTTAACCGAGGAAAAAAATATCATAGCAGAACAAATGCGTGAAGCGATTGTTGATGCTTTGGTATCACAAAACCCAATACCTCTAGCAACAGGACGCTTAGCATCATCTATTGAAGTTCGCCCAACAGAAGATGGGTTTGAAATATATGCTGAAGATTGGTGGAAATGGGTAGAATATGGTAGAAAAGGACACGGCAAGTTTCCACCTATTCAACCATTAAAACAATGGATACAAGCTAAAGGTATTAAACCTAAAGGCGGAATGAAACCAGAAAGTCTAGTATGGGCAATAGCTACTAGATTAAAAACATCAACAATCAAACCACGTCCATTCCTACAACAAGGTTTGGATGCTGTAGCAGATGAAAGTATAGATAAAATGTTTACATTAATAGAAGAAGCAGTAGACGAAATATTTAAGTAATGGCAATAACGATTAATCAAGAACCAACATCACCTAACTTAGCAAATCACGATTTGTTATTTCAAGTTAGTTCAACTCAAATATCACAACCGCAGTTTCAATATGTGTGTGATATAAAAGATAATAATGGAACGTTAATACAACGTATTAAACAACAAGCAAACCCAAATGGTGATGCTACATTTAACCTATCTCAAATCATTGTTAATGACTTAGGTGTAGCAGATAAAGTATGGGAAGCAAGTATAGATGGTGAGTTCAATACTGCCAGCACAGAATACGAAGTATATTTTGGTGAAGAATATGGAACATCAGTTTCATCATCTATTACATTATACGATGGTGCTGGTTCAGTAGGGGCACCTAATACAACAGGTTCACAATACTATTTTATGTTAGATGGGGTATTAAACCCACAACAACTACAGAACTGGAACTGGGCAAGTAGTTCA